CCGTCCCAGGTGGAAAACCGGGCGTGGCTGCTGAGCCCGCACGGCACCGATCCGGGCACCACACCGTGGATCACCCTCGACGTCAGTGTGTTCACCGCCGCGACGCACTATCCGAACGGGTACTTCCCGTCCGGGATCGTGCTCGGCGTGATCACCGCGAGCGGCCTGTACGGGCCCTACGACGACACCGCGGTCGACGGCCGCGCCGTCGCAGGCGGAATCTTGTTCTCGTCGGTGAAGGTGCCCAACCTCGCGGACCTGACCAAGGACGTCGGCGCGGCGATGCTCGTGCACGGCTTTGTCAAGAAAGCCAAGCTGCCGATCGCCAATGGCGCCACCGGCCGCGGCTACATCGACGCCAACGGCGAGGCGGACCTCAAGCTCATCCACTTCGTCGCCTGATCACGGCGCCGGACAAGGAGAACCCATCATGCCTATCGTCTTCGACGGGCCGGTCACCCCCGACGCATTGAGCACCTTCGTGCGACAGGTGCCGCCGTCCCCGGCGTTCGCGCTGGACCAGATCCTGCCCAACAAGTACCTGGACAAGAACTCGGTGGACTTCGCCGAGCTGGTCAAGACCAACCGCACGGCCCGGTTCCGCGCGTACGACGGCCGGTTGCACGTCTCGCAGCGCGACACCTTCAGCATGAAGGAAGTCAAGCTGCCGCCACTGTCCACATCGCTCAGTGTGGGCGAGTACGAAAAGCTCCAACTCGAATTCGCCCGCACTCAGGGCACCAATCAATCCGCGCTGGTGAACGCGATCTACAACGACGCGGAGAACCTCACCGGCGAGATTCTCAACCGCATGGAACTCGCCCGCGGCGACGCGCTCACCGACTTCAAGTTCACGATGATGGGCAACGCCGACGAGCCTGTGGGGCTGGAAGCGGACTTCGGTGCGCCGTCCGGGCACCTGGTCGCACCGTCCACCGTCTGGTCCACCGTCGCGACGGCCACCCCGCTCAGCGACCTGATCGCCTGGAACGACACCTACGTCGCGGACACCGGGTCCGCGCCCGGCGGGATCTGGACGTCCACCCGGGTCTCTCGATACCTGCAGCGCAGCGCCGAGGTGATCGCCGCGATCGCCGGCACCAACACCGGCCGAACCAGGGTCACGATCGACGAGCTCAACGCGCTGCTGCAGTCGGAGGGCCTGCCGCCGATCCGCACCTACGACGCGTCGGTCGACGTGGACGGAACCGCCACGAAGATCATCCCGGACGACCGGCTGCTGTTCGTGCCGGCCAACCCGGGCGACCTCGGGTTCACCGCGTGGGGGGTGTCGGCGACCGCGCTGGAACTGGTGCAGGCCAACGACGCGGACATGACCTTCGAGAACGCCCCCGGCATCGTCGGGGTCGTGGAAAAGAGCGGCCCGCCCTACCGCGAGTACACGTTCGTGGACGCGGTCGGGATGCCGGTGATCGCCAACCCGCGCGCCCTGATGGTCGCCGACGTCGCCTGAGGAGGGGCACACCATGCCGAAGTTTCTGAAGGTCACCGTCCACGTCGACGGCACCCGCTACGACCCCGGCCGGCCCGTCCCGGACGAGGTCGCGGAGAAGATCACCAACCCCGATGTCTGGGCGGAGGGCGACAGCTCCGACCAGCCCGAGTCCGAGTCCCCGGGTGGCCAGCACACGCCGATCCCGAACCCGGGGCCGGACTCGGGTGCCGGTTCGGGTCCAGGCGCGGTGGACCCGAACCGGCCGAAGGGCAACGCCTCCCGCGAGGACTGGGCCAAGTACGCCGCCGGCCTCGAGCCGCCGGTGGCGGTCACCGGCGGGATGAGCCGGGACGAGATCGCCGCGGCGGTCGACGCCCAGCAGGCCGCCCAGCGCGCCGGGCAGGCATCGGGCTGATGTCCCAGTCGTACGCCTCGCCACCGGATGTCACCGGGCTGACGATCACTGACGACGGCCCGAGCGAGCAGCAGCTCGCCGACCTGCTGGACGCCGCGTACGTCAAACTCAAGGCCCGGGTGCCCGGCCTGGACTACCGGGTGGACACCGGCCAGATCGACCGGGACCTGGTCAGGCTGACCCTGGTGGAGATGGTGCAAGCGGTGGCGGCGAACCCGCGCGGACAGCGCTCGGGCTCGGTCACCACCGGCCCGTTCAGTCAGTCCTGGTCCTGGGATGCCGCCATGGCATCCGGCCGGCTGACCGTCACACCGGAGCAGCTCGCCCTGTTCGGGGTCCATGATGGACAGTCCTACTCGGTCGACCAGCCGGTCTCGCCGGCGTGGTGCCTGCCGCCCACCCTGCCGGGTGGCTGGTGCCGGCCGTGAACGGCATGCCGGGCCTGATCACGGTCGACGTGCTCGCGGTCACCCGCAACGAGCACGGCGACCGCACCACGACCCCGGCCGGCAGCATCCCGGGCTGCGGGTTCGAACCACTCGGGTCCAGCGAGGACACCGACAATCGCGCCCAGGTCGCCACGACCGCGGCGCTGTATGTGCCCCGCACCGATGTGGTGGTGACCGCGCAGCACAAGATCCGCACCCCGGACGGGCACGTCTGGGACGTCGACGGTGACCCCGCGTGGTGGTCCAACCCGTTGACCGGCGACAGGCCGGGCGGGCAGATCCGTCTCACCCGCGTCACCGGATAACCCCATCCTCGGGGAGGGAGCGCGCCATGAAGTACACACCGGACACCCGCGGGATGGGGCAGTGGCTGGTGGGCAGCGACGCGCGCCGGGTGACCGTCCTGGCGGCCGCGGCCCGGCTGGCCAAAGCACGGGCGCTGATGCGCCGGGACACCGGCGAGACCGCGGCGTCCGGGCGGCTGATCCACGGCCGCGGCGGCCGCAAGAACGATCGTGTCATGACCACGATCGCGTTCGACGGGACCGCGGTGCCGCAGCAGTGGGGCAACAAGCGGACGCGGGCGACACGCCCGCTGACCCGGGCGTTCGAGGGCTGACCCGCCGTGGCGCAGGGTTTCGTGGACGTCGAGGCCGCGCTGTGCGAGATCCTCGAGGGGATCGCCCCGACCGGCACAGCCACCGATGAGGATCTGTCTATCCCGATCAGGGTCAACCGCACCGGCGGCCCGACACGGAGTTTCGAGGACCAGGCCGTCGTCGAGGTGACCGCGTGGCGCGAGACACGCGCGGACTCGGTCACACTCAACCGGCGGATCGTCGCCGCCCTGAACGACCAGCGCGCGATCTTCACCTCGGTCGGGTTCATCGACAAGATCACGAACTTCGTGTCCCCGGTCCCGATGCCGGACCTCAACCCGGACGTACGCAAGGTGATCAGCAGCTGGACCGTGGTGTCCCGGCTGCAGGAACTGCCCTGAACCGGCGTTCGTCCCCTCCTCCCTACATCGACCCTGTGACGGGCCGATGGTCCGTTGTGTCCAGAAAGGACTCTCGAAATGGCTGCAGCGTCCTTCGAGACCGTCGCCGACCGCGACGCCGGTCTCATCCGCAAGGCCCTCAAAGGCGCTGTCCTGTTGGGCAAGTACGGCACCGCGACGGCGATCACCACACTCGTCGCGACCAGCGGGCAGATCGACGTCCCTGCCACCTATGAGTCGATCGGGTGGCCCAGCGAGGACGGCGTCACCTTCAGCAAGAAACGGGACTTCTCCGATGTCCGCGGCTGGGGTTCCGGCGCGTACCTGCGTCGTGACATCAAGACCGAGGACAACACGTTCCAGTTCAAGGCGATCGAGACCAAGCGCTTGACCAAGGAGTTGCAGCTCAACCGGGACCTGTCCGCGCTGACGGTGTCCACCACGGGAGAGTGGAAGGCTGACATCCTGGACCGGCCGGACCCCTTGAACTGGCGTGCGTTGATCCTCGGTGTGGACGGGGTCGGCCCGACCCGCATGTATTCGGCGAAGGTGTACCACAAGTGCAGCGTGACCGACATGGACGACGAGGTGTGGTCCGACGGTGACGACCCGTTGTCCTACGGCGTCACGATGACCGGCACCCCGGACGACACGCTCGGAACGATCGGCACGGAGTTTTTGTTCGGGCCGGGTCTGCTGCTGTTGGCCGAGCGCATGGGCATGACGCTCGCCAGCTGACCCCCTCCGGTCTGTGGCCGGGCCGTCGTGTTCGTGGTGGACGCCGGCCCGGTCACGCCCATCCGCTTTTGCTCGGCTGCCGGCTGGGCAGCCGACGCGCTGAAACATGTTGTTACGCGAGGGAAAGGATGTTTGATGCCTGATTTCACGTTGCGTCATCCGGACAGCGGTGACGAGCACGTGGTCGGCGACGCCGGCGACCGCGCCCGGCTGTTGAGCCAGGGCTACCAGGACGTCACCGACGAGGCCGGTAAGGACAGTGAGCAGACCGTCGACGCTGCCGCGGACAAGCCCGCGCCGACACCGGCGGCCCCGACACCGGCGGCGGCGGAGTCCGCGGGTGCACCGAAACCGAGGCCCGCCGGCGGCGTCAAGCCCGACACCACCACCTGATCCACCACCCCACCAGCACCACGACCACCACGACGTAACCACCACGAAGGAGCATCACCGTGCGCAAGTCTCGCAGGTCGTTCACGAAAGAGGCCAAGCGCGAACCCTACGAGCTGGACCTGGACACCCCCACGGAGGACGGGATCGAGTTCGTGGTGTTCGGCGACCCTAACCGGCTGGGGTCTGAGTCCGCGTTCGATCTGTCCATCATGAACCCGGGCGAGATCTTCGAATTGCTGCTCTCGCCGGAGCACTACAAGGCGTGGTGGGCCGAGTGGCGCACTGTCCCGATTGAGGAGACCAACGCCCTGCTCGACGACATCATGACCCACTACGGCGCGCACCCGGGAAAACTGCGGAGGTAGCGCGGCTGCTGGACAAGTACGGGGACGCGATCGAGGCGGATCTGGCGTTCTCCACGTGCTACCGGTTGTCGGATTTCCTCACCGGCCGCGAGACGCCGAACACCCTGCACAACCTGCTGTCGGTGTTGCAGCGGCGCCGTACTTCGTATCTGGCGCAAGCGATGGCCACGGATGTCGAGGAGTACGAGCGGACTCTGGACCGGCCCCGTGTCCAGGGTGATCGGTCGCCGGATCTGGTTGAGGTCGATCTCGCGACCTCGCTGCTGATGGGTGTGCATGAGCTGCTGCAGCAGGTCGTGCATTTCACTGCCGCGGCCGCGCCGCGCAAGACCGGCCGGCCGAAGGTTGTCCGGCTGCCGCGGCCGAAGACCGCCAAGCATCTCTACGAGGCCGCCCGTCGGCGGGAAGCGATGGCGCACCTGGAAAGCGTCATCCGGTACGTGCCGCAAGACGAGTGGGAGCGCAACATCCGCGACGCGACCGGGGGGTGATCTGTGGCTACTTATCACGCCGGTACCGCTGCGATCGATGTCTTGCCCTCGCTGAAGAAGTTCCACAGCACGATCGGCCGTGACCTGGCCCGGATCAACCCTCAGGTCACGGTCGGGGTCACGGCGGATACCCGGCGCGCGCAGCGGCAGGTCACGTCCGGGTTGAAGGCCCCGAGTCTGCAGGTGAAGGTCGACGTCGACCGGGCGGCGCTGGCCAAAGCCGAGGCCGATGTGGCCGGGGCCGAGAAGCGGATGGCCAGTGCTCGGGTGGCGCACTCGGATTCCGTTGCCCGGCTGGACATCGCCGAGAAGCAACTGGCCGAGACCCGCAGCCGCAACGGGGCGAAGGCAAGTCAGATCGCGGCGGCCGAGCTGAAGGTGGCGCAAGCCAAACGGCAATCCGCGGCCGCCACCAACGATCTGCAGAACGCCGCGGGCGCGGTCAGCGCGGCCCGCAAGACCGCGCGGGACGCCAAGCTCAAGGTGGAGACCGATACCGACACCACCGGTATCGCCGCCAAGCTCAAGGCGTTTTCGCTGCGGGCGGGCCGGCAGTATCAGGTCAAGCTCGGTGTCGACCCGGACCTGACCGGCGCGGCCGCGCGGCTGGCGACCTTCAAGGCCACCGCGTCCAAGATCGCGTCCATCCACAGCAAAGTGGACCTGGACTCCGGGGCTGCTCTCGCGCGGATCTCGGCCTTGTCGGTGGCCGGGGCGGGGATCGGCACCGGGATCGCCGGCGGGGTGGGTGTGGCCGGTGCGGCTCTGGCCGGGTTGCCGGCCGCGATCCTGGCTGTGCTGGCCCCGGTCGGTGCGCTGGCGGCCGGCATCAGCGGGGTGCCGGCGGCGTTCAAGGCGTTCAGCGACGCGGAGGACCAGGCGGCCACCAACGCCACGGCCAACGCCAAAGCCCAACGCGCCGCGGCCGCGTCGGTGGTCAGTGCGCGCCAGCAGGTCGCCCAGGCCCAGACCCAGGTGTCGCGCGCCTACGAGGACGCGGCCCTCGCGCAGGAAACCGCGAACCGGCGAGTGACCGACGCCGAGCGGCAGGTGATCACCGCCGAGCGGGCGCGGCTGCAGGCCCAGCAGGATCTCACCCGGGCTGTCGAGGACGCCCGGCGCGCGCAGCAGGATCTCGCGTTCCAGGTGGCTGGTGGCGCGTTGGCCGAACGGCAGGCGGTCCTCGATTTGGCGGACGCCCAGCAGGCCCTGCAGGCGGCCCAGGACGCCGGCACCGTCGGCCCGGAGCTGGCGCGGGTCCAGATCGCCTATGAACAGCAAGCGTTGGCGTTGCAGGAGATCCAGGCCCGCAACGCGAACCTGGCCGCGGACAAGCAGACGGCGGACGCCCAGGGTATCCAGGGCTCGGACCAGGTCGTCGCGGCGCAGCAGCGGGTGTCCGACGCCACCCAGGGCGTGGCCGATGCCCAGCAAGGGGTCCGCGACGCCCAGGCCGAGGCCGCCCGGACCGAGATCCAATCCCAGCGCTCCATTGCGGACGCGCAGCTGCAGGTCGCGCAGGCGCAGCGGCAGCTGACCGACGCGCTGGACAACATGGGCACCGTCGGCGCCAGTGCGAGCGACAAGATCCACGCGGCGATGGAGAAGCTCTCGCCGTCGGCCCGGGCGTTCGTGACCGATGTGCGGGCGTTGTCGCCGGAGTTCGACGCGTTCAAACGCACGGCGCAGGAGGCCCTGTTCCAGGGCCTGGGACCCGCGTTCGTCCAGTTCGGACAAGTCGCGTTGCCGGCGATGGCGACCAACCTGGGTGTGGTGTCCGGGGCGATCAACGGCGTCACCAAGGACATGCTCGGGTTCCTGACGACCGGGCAGAACGTCGCTCAGTTCCAGGCCGTGTTCGCCGGCATCGGCCAGGTGATCACCGCCACGGGGCCGGTGGCGCAGACGTTTGTAGGACTGTTCCTGAACTTGGCCACCGCGGCGATGCCCGGCATCGTCGCCCTGGTCCAGGCGGTCGGCACCATCGGGACCGCACTGAGCACCGCGCTGCAGCCGCTGATCGAGTCCGGTGTGGTCACCCAGGCGGTCACCCTGATCGCCCAGGTCCTCACCGCGCTGGCGCCGATCATCGCCCAGGTCGTCACGGTCGCCCTGCAGCTGTGGACGGCGATCGGCCCGACGCTGATCGCGATCATCCAGGCCCTGGCCCCGGTGATCACCCAGTTGCTCGGTCTGTTCGTTCAGGTGGCGCCGATCCTGGCCGGGATCGTGCTGCAGGTCGCCCAGGCGCTGCTGCCGGTGGTGCAGGCGCTGGCGCCGGTGATCGCGCAGCTGCTGCCCCCGATCGCCAGCCTGATCTCCTCGGGCCTGCAGATCCTGATCCCGCTGATCCAGGCCGGCGCGCAGATCTTCCTCGCGCTGATGCCCGCGATCCAGGCCGTGGCCGCCGTGGTCGCGCAACTGGTGCCGGTGATCGCCCCGCTGATCGCGCAGCTGGCGTCGGCGCTGCTGCCGCTGGTGCAGGCCCTGGCGCCGGTGATCGCGCAGCTGGCCGGCGTCCTCGCGCAGGGCCTGGCCGCCGCCCTCACCACGCTGATTCCCTTTGTGATCCAGGTGGTCCAGGCGCTGACCCCGATGATCCCGACCCTCGGGTCGATCATCACGCAGATCCTGACCGGTTTGTTGCCGGTGTTCGAGCCGCTCGCCCAGTCGTTCCTGCAGCTGATCCTCGCGGTGCTGCCGCTGCTGCCCCCGCTGCTGCAGCTCGCCGAGGCGCTGCTGCCCGCGATCATCACCCTGCTGGCCGCATTGATGCCGATCATCAACCTGCTGGCCGACATTTTCACCAACGGGCTCGCCGCGGTGATCAACGCCATCGTGCTGCCCGCGCTGACCGTGCTCACCGCAGCGGTCCGCATCGTGGCCGACGTGATGCGTTTCTTGTACGACACGGTGATCAAGCCGGTGTGGGAAGCCATCGGCGCTGTGATCAGCGCAGTCTGGTTCAACGGGATCAAACCGATCTTCGACGCCATCGGCACCGCATGCGAGGCGGTGGGCGGGTTCTTCCAGAAGATGGCCGACGCCATCGGCGGGGTTTGGGGAATTATCAAGAAGATTGTCCACGACGGCATCCAGGGCGTCGTGGATTTGGTCTACAACAACGGCATTCGGGCTCTCGCCAATGCCGTGATCCGGTTCATCCCCGGTGTCGACTACCTGCCAGAGCTGAAGGTGCCGGAGTTCGCGCGCGGCGGTGTCCTGCCGGGATACGCGCCCGGCCGCGACAGCGTGCCCGCGCTGCTCTCGCCCGGCGAGGCGGTACTGGTCCCCGAGCTCGTGCGGGCGATCGGACCGGCGGTCATCCTGCACGCGAACGCGACAGCGATGCGCGGCCGCGGCTACGCACGCGGCGGGATCATCGGCGGTCTGCGGGCGTTCGCCGACGGCGGAATCGTCACTGCCGGCACGACCGTGGCTGCCGGTCCGGCCGCGGCGAACCCGGTGACCATCGACCCGTCCGCGCTGGTCGCGCTCGGCGACACCGCGGCCGCGGTCACCGCCCAGATCGGGCTGCTCGTCCAGGCCCTCGTCCTCGCCCTGCAACCGGCGGTCCTGTTGGTGACCGGGACGGTGGCCACCCTCGCGATCCCCATGCTCGGGGCCTACGCCCAGCAGACCGTGCTGACCGCGGTCACCGCCGGCCAGCAGTGGCAATTCATCACCACCGCGGTCAGCAGCTCGGTCACCGCGCAAACAATCGCCCTGCAAACACTACAGACCGCGCTGGCCGCGGTCCGGGACGCGATCGGCGCGACCGCGGACTGGGCCGTCGCCCAGTTCGAGCGGCTACGGGCCGCGGCCGCCGACCCGATCCGGTGGGTGCTGACCTTCCCGGTCAACGCCGGCATCATCTCGGCCTGGAACGCGCTCGACAGCCAGTTCGCGCTCGGCCGGCACGTCGACCCCGTCACGATCGGGTTCGCCGCCGGCGGCCGGGTACGCGGTCCGGGCACCGGCACGTCGGACTCCATCCCGGCCAGGCTGTCGAGCGGTGAGTTCATCGTCCGCCAGGCGATCGCGTCCCGGATCTACCCGTTCCTGGACGCCCTCAACAGCGGTCGGGCCGAGGCCCTGCAGGCCACCGGATACGCCGAGGGCGGCATCGTCGCCAACACCGGCAGCCAGCTGACCGCGACCCTCGCGCACGGTCTGGCCTGGGCCAAGGCGCAGGACGGGAAACCGTATGTGTGGGGCGCGACCGGCCCGGACGGCTACGACTGCTCGGGCCTGATGTCCGCGCTGACCGGCGTGCTGCGTGGCGAGTCGAACCCGTATCACCGGCTGGGTGTCGCGGCTTCCCAGCCGTGGCCCGGGTTCGTGCCCGGCCTCTCGTCGGCGTTCGCGACCGGGTTCTCGCCGACGCACACCGCCGGCACGCTGGCCGGGGTCAACATCGAGGCCGGCGGCGCGCCGTCGCTGGTGCGGTTCGGCGGTGCCGCGGCCGGCGCGGACTCGGGCCAGTTCAGTGGACACGCGTCGCTTCCGTTGGTGGGCGGCACGTTCCGGCCCGGCGGTGCGGGCCTGGACCTCGCGGCGATCGTGGGCCCGGCGTTCGCCGACACCTACCGGTGGTTGGGCCAGATCGCCGCCCTGTTCGCCGGGAACCTGCTCGCCGCCCAGGCGGGCGGGATCGCCACCCAGGCAGCGGACGCGGTCCAGGCCGCGGCCGTCACCTCGCTGGGCAACCTGCTGTCGGTCACCTCGGTCGCCGGATCCCCGCAAGTCGTCGCCGCCGTGCGGTCGGTCGCCGCCCGCTACGGCTGGGACACCGGTCCCGAGTGGGACGCGCTGGCCTGGATCATCGGCCGCGAATCCGGCTGGAACCCCAACGCCGCCAACCCTTCCAGTAGTGCCCGTGGTCTGTTCCAGAAACTGACGTCGGTCAACGGCGCCCTGGAGTCCACAGTGGCCGGGCAGGCCGAGTGGGGCCTGGGCTACATCCACGGCCGCTACGGCGACCCGCTCGGCGCGAAAGCGTGGTGGCAGTCGCACAACTGGTACGACCAGGGCGGCGTCGCGGCCGGGGTGGGGTGGCTCTACAAGGGAACGCCCGAGCCCGAACGTGTCCTCAGCCCGGCTCAGACCCGGGCGTTCGACTCGCTGGTCGCCGCGACCACCGCCGGTGGCGCGCTGCCCACACCCAGCACCGGCCGTGACGACCGTCCGGCCGTCCTCGCCGGCCGGCTCTACCTCGACAGCGGGGAGTTCCTCGGGGTCGTGCGCGGCGAGATCAGCCATGCCGTCGACGAGGTCGCGGACGGACTCACAAAGGGGATTCGATGACCTACGAGATTCGCCTGCCCGCGAACTACGCGTTCGGGACCTTGACGCAAGCCGCCGCGATCTCGGATCTCACCCTCACCTCGACGGATTTCGCCGCCCGGCTCCCGTCCGGGTTGAGCACCACCGTGTACGTCCCGATCGTCCTGCAGGACCCGAGCACCGGAAACTACGAGATCTGCTGGGCCAACAGCCACACCGCCGCGTCGAGCACGGCGGGGGTGTTGCGCGGCAAGGAAAGCACCTCCGCCCGCACCTGGCCGTCGGGCACTCTGTGGACGGTCGCACCCACGCTGCGCGACGGGGTGCTGCCGGTGTCGACCCGGTCCGCGCTGCCCACCGACCCGCACACGGGGCTGCGCTGCTACATCCAGGACGAGCAGGTCACCGTCGAATGGGCGCCGTCCGCGGGCTGGTGGTCGGCCGTCAAAACGTTGGCCGGGCGGCTGGTCACCACCGCCGGCGCGATCAACACCGGCATCGGCGGCACCGAGGTCGACATCCCCAAGCTGGCGATCACCGGGGTCAAGACCAAACTCAACTGCTGGTACCAGTTCGCGGTGGCCCTGGCCGGGCAGCCGTCCGCCGCCAACGCGAGCTTCACGATCCGCGTACGCAAAGACACGGCCCTAACGGGCACCGTGGTCGCCGACTGGTCATGGCTGACCGACGTGGCCGGCTTCACCGACTCCAAGTTTTTCACGCTGCCCTGGAAAGCGTTGGCGGACAACAGTTCCACGAACTTCTACGTGTCCGCGCAGCTGGCCGGCGGGACCGGCACGCTGGACATCAACGGGGTCCGCCGCACCGGGTTCTGGATCAGCGACCGCGGCACCGACGGCACGGTGTTCGCCGAGGTCGCGTAATGAGCGTGCGCGCGGCCTGGGCACAACCGCCGTGGGGCGACACGGTCCTGCCGCCCACCCCGACCGGGCAACTCCCACCACCCATCCCCGGCGACCCCGTCACGTTCACCTACAACAGCCAGCTGGGTGCCTACCCGTGGGCCTACCCGTCGTGGGCCGGCGGGTATCCGCTGCTGGCCTACCCGGGCGGCGGCGTGGTGATCCACCCCGACCCGACCACCGGGGTCATGATCGTCACCGCGTGGTGGCCGTACGCGACCGCCCTGCAGCTGGTGCGGCTGGACACCGCCGGCGGCCGCACACCGGTGCGCGGCGCCTACCCGATCGCGGTCACCGGGTCGACCCGCCGCAACGCCGTCACCAACCCCTCGATCGAGATCTCGAACGCGGGGTTCGTGCCGGACGCCGGTTCACCCACGCTGACCCAGCTGGCCGACGCGGCCGCGCCCGCCGGCGGCTATGTCCTGCGGTCCACCAACGCCGGCGCGGGCAGCAACGGCGTGACCATCCCGACCTCGCTGACCCCGGCGCCGGGAGGCCAGCAGGTGACCGTCGGGATCGGGCTGCGTACGTCCGCCCTGGCCGCCACGATCACGATCAGCATCGGGTGGGCCGACGCGCTCGGCGGGGCGCTGACCACCAGCAGCATCGTCCTGACCGCCGACCAGCGCGCGGCCGTGCTCGGCCAGTTCACCAGGATCACCGCCAGTGTCACCCCGCCGACCGGCGCGGTCACACCCACCCTGAAGATCATCGCGACCGGGATGCCCGCCGGCGGCACGATGGACCTCGACGCGCTGCTGCTGGAGATCGGGACGACCGACGGGTCGTACTTCGACGGTGGCACGCTGGGCGCGACCTGGGCCGGTACGACCGGCCTGTCCGCGGCGCTGCTCGCCCCGGTCACCACCGTCCGCGACGGGGAGTGCCCGCTCGACGTACTGGTGAGCTACGAGCTGCGGTTCCCGGGCATCACGGGCGGCCGCGTGGTGTCCAACCCGGACACCCTCGTATCCGGGCGCCGGGCGTGGCTGACCCACCCCGACAACCCCGGCTACCCGCAGCGGATCGATCTGCGGCGCAAACCGAAACGGGACTACCCCCTGGTGCAGGGGAGTTTCCAGCCGCTCAACAGGACCCGCAAGGTGGTCATATCGGCAGCGCAGCGCCTCGGTGGTGAGGGCACCATCGAGTTCAACGCGGTGTCCGCCGCCGAGCGGGCCGCGCTGCTGGCCACGTTCGCCGACGGGTCACCGGTGCTGCTGCGCTCCCCGGCCGAGTACCACTACGAGGACCAGTGGCTCGCCCTGGGCACCCTCACCGACGACCCCGAGGACCGGCTCGCCCACCAGGACGCGTGGCTGCTCAGCGCGCCGTTCATCACTGTCGACCCGCCGTCCGTGCTGACATGACCCGGGCCGTCTGATGTGGACGTTGAGTACCGCGGCGCGGATCGCGCTCACCGAGTCCCACGCGATGACCGCCCGGGTCGCCGTGTACAGCCCGACCAACGGCGTGTACCCGGACCTGCCGATCTCCGGCGGCCAGGTCACCATCGACACCACCAGCCAGGTCCGCCGGACCGCCACCCTGACCGTCCACCCCGACTTCTGGCCGGCCAAACCCACCGACCTGCTCGCCCCGTACGGGTCCGAGGCCACCATCGAGTACGGCATCGTGCTCGCCAACGGCACGATCGAATGGGTCCCCTTGGGCCGGTTCTCGCTGGACGAGACCGCCCGCGACCGGCCGGTCAGCAGCAGCGCCGACGTCACCGTCGCGCTGGTCGACCGATCCCAGCGGGTCGCCGAGGACCGGCTCGACACCCCGGGCCAGACCACCGCCGGCGCTACCTGTGTCGCCGAGATCCGCCGCCTGATCCAGGAAACCCTAGGAACCTCGGTCACCGTCACCGACCTCACCGGCAGCACCCAGGTCGCGCCGGTGATGGAGATCGAAAAAGAACGCTGGTCGGACGGTGTGGAGAAACTCGCCGACGCGATCGGTGCCGAGGTCTACTTCGACCGGTCCGGCATGGCCGTTATCCGTCCACAACCGACCCTCGCCGACCAACCCGTGTGGATCATCACCACCGGGCCGACCGACAGCAACCTGTTGTCGGTGAAAGAAAAACTCAGCCGCACCGGCGTGTACAACCGGGTCATCGCGTCCGGGCAACGCACCGACGGGACCGCGCCGGTGTACGCCGGTGTGTCCGACACCGACCCGAACTCACCGACCCTCTACGGCGGGCCGTTCGGCCGTAAACCCCGCTACTACAGCAGTCCGCTGCTCACCACGGTCGGTCAGTGCACCGCGGCTGCGGCCGCGCTGTTGGAACGCGTACGGGGGCTGGGTGTGCAGATCCAGATGGAGCAGCTGGTCAATCCCGCGCTGGACGGCGGCGACGTGATTCTGGTGGTGCAGGACGGGATCGTGACCACCCACATCATCGACCAGGTGGAGGTCCCGCTCACCCCGGACGGCACGCAGAAGCTGGGCACGCGCAGCAGCGACCTGCCCCCACCCGAGCAATAGGAGGCCGGTGTTGTCTCTTGCGCAAGCGATCACCGCGATGATCGAGAAGAAGACCGCGCGGCGCCGGGTCGGCACTGTGTCCGGTACCAGCGGCACCAAGGTCGTCGTCGCCGTCGACGGCGGCAGCGTCACCATCCCGAGGCTGGCCAGCTACACCCCGACCATCGGCGACATCGTCCACATCGACACCGCCGGCGCCGGGTGGCTCGTGCTCGGCAAGTCCGCCTGACACACCGTGAGGCCGCGCCGTGCCGAAACCCCTCTTAATCGCGCTGGTCATCCTGATCGGCTCCGCCTGGACGGCGAACCTGGTCGTGGACTACACCACCGGCCGTGGCGAGCCGGCCGTCAACGCCATCTTCGGGATCGTCGTGGGAAGCCTGTTCGCGTTGGGCCGCAAGGACAAACCCACCGGCGGCCGCGGTGACCGCAAGCCCGGGCGACGCCCGGTCGACGAACTACGCAGCGGCCTGGCCGGGCTGATCGAACCCGACGACGACCCGGACACCCGAGGTGATCACCGGTGATCCTGCTGTCCTACGTCACCGTATCGCTGCCCTGGACCGGGTTCGGCCTGATCGTCGGGTTCCTCCTCGGCGCCCGCGCCCGCCGTGAGCTGACCACCAAGGAGACAGACATGACCGAGGTCCCACGCCGCCGGCGCGTCACCGGTCTGCGCATTCTCGGGGCCGTCGTGGTGCTGCTCAGCGTCGCCAGCGCGGTGCAGGGCCTGGTGCAGTCGCGCCGCACCGACGACCTGGCCCGCTGCCAGCTCGCCTACTCCACCGGGTTCGCCGACGCGCTCGACGCCCGCAGCAAGGCGTCCCAATCCGCCCAGGACGCGCTCGACGACTGGATGACCAAGGTCAACGACATCATCCAGGCCCCTACCCCCGAGGCCCGCACGAAGATCCTCGACGCGTTCCACGGCTACCTCGCCGCACGCCAGCAGGCCAAGGACACCCAGCGCATCAACCCGTACCCGTCGCCGCCCCGCGACGTCTGCCCCAACGCGGCCAGATAGGCCGCGCGCAACAACACAGGAGGAAAGTTGATCACAGCGAGAGTGGTTTGCAGCAACAAAACCGAGAACGGCGAGGGTGAGCACCGCACCGCTCACGCGTCGTTCCTCCCGGACTACGCCGACGGCCGCAACAAGGAATGGGCCAACGCCACACCGAGCCTGAGCCTGTCCATGACCCTGAACGCCCACGCGGCCGACCTGTTCCGCCAAGGCCAGGCCTACGAGCTGCGGTTCGTCGAGATACACGCCGACCCCGACCCCGACACCGACCCTGGCGCCGTGGCCGAGGCCGGGGGCGGGGTAGAGGGCTAGCCGACCGTGGCCCAAGTGCTCGATTACATCGGCCGGCCCGGCGCCCTGGCGATCATCCGGGCCGGCTATGTCGGTGCGGTGCGGTACTGCGGATTCCCCGGCCGCGCCAAATGCACCGACGCGTCCGAGTTTGAGGACTTCTCCCGCAACGCGCTCGGCATGGCGTTGGTGTACGAGGACAACACCAGCGACTGGCGCGGCGGCCGTGAGGCCGGCCGGATCGCCGGTGCCCGCGCCCGCGTCGACGCGACCAACCGGATCAAGTTCCCGACCTGGCGCCCGATCTACATGGCGATCGACGCGGACGTCGTCGGCCCGGCCCAGCTCACGACCGCACTGTCCTACCTGGACGGTGCCGCGCTCGAACTGGGCGGCGCGGAGCTGACCGGCGTCTACGGCGAGCACGACATCGTCAAGGCGGCGCTGGAGGGCGGCCACGCCCGCTACGGCTGGCAGACCGCCGCCTGGTCCAAGGGCGCCCGCTACGACGGCGCGCACCTCTACCAACACGTCGGCTACGTGTACCCCGGCGGGGTCCAGGCCGACGTGAACGACGTGCTCCAACCCGATTGGGGCCAGCACAACGCGGAGTCCGACGTGATCAGCAAAGAAGACATCGCCGCGATCGCGGCCGCCGTGTGGGAGCAACGATTGCCCTTCTCAGCACCGGACGGCAGCCAGAACAACTACCGCGCGAGCGACCTCGCGCTGTGGACCAACTACTTCGCCAACCTGGTGCCCACGGTCAACGCCGCCCTTGGCGCCATCAGCGCGTCGGTCGCGACCGGGCAGCTGCAACCCGAACAGGTCCTGGCCCGGGTCGACACCGCGGTACGCACGGCCACCAACGACGCCATCGCCCACACCGTCCTGCCCCTCCTGCACGACGTCGTACTCGAGGTGCTCGGCGAGGACAACACCGACCAAGCCCGGCAGGTCGTCGACGCGCTCGGCGCCCGCCTGGCCGCGGCCACCACTCCATCCCAGGGCATCACCACAGCGGGCGCTACAGGGGGCCAAATCGGGCCGCACAATCCCGAACCCGACTCGGTGCCGGCCGTGCTGTCCGAAGGCGGCTGGCTCGCGTCAGACGTCCCCGACGAGCAGCCGGGGGTGTCGTCATGACCCCAGACCGCAACCCACTGCAGGGCGTCGCCGCGACCGTGACCAAAGTCGTCGGCGTGGTCTCCGCCGCGCTGACCGCCTTGGTCGGCTGGGGTGTGGTCACCGCCGCCCAGGACGACGCGGTGATCGGGCTGCTCGGCACCATCCCCGGTGTGATCACCATGGCCGGCACCGCGATCGCAGCGTTTCAGACCGCCACTCGGGGCGAGCAGCACGTCACCCCGCTCGCCGACCCCCGAGCCGCCGACGGCACCCCGCTCGTCCCCGACCCCACCGTCCCGCCCCTGGCCCCGTGAGGTGACCCGTGCCGCTGCCCGACACCGTGGCCACGGTCACCGTCACCGAGGACTACACCGACTCCGCCGGCCAGGACGACAACGGCACCGTCCGGTTCACCCCCGCGGTCCGGGTCGTCGTCGCCGGCACCACCATCACCGTGGACCCAGTCGTGGCCCGCGTTGTCGACGGCGTCCTGCTCGGCCCGGACGGCCGCACCCCGCTGCGCCTGGTCGCCAACGACAGCCCCGGCATCCACCCCACCGGCTGGACCTACCTGGTCGAACCCAACATCGGCCGGGAACGCACACCCCGCAACATCTCCCTGCCCGCCGCGCTCGGCACCGTGGTCCTGCACACCCTTTCCCCGGTCGACCCCGTCACACCGGGCGACATCCGGGTGCGCACCGTCGGCGGTGTCGGCCCCGACCCCACCGGCAACGTCCCCGTCGACGCCCTGCAAGGCCCGCCCGGACCCACCGGCCCCGCCGGCGCAACCGGGCCCGCCGGACCCACAGGAGCCACCGGCGCCACGGGCGCTGCCGGCGCGACCGGACCCCAGGGACCACCAGGCGACACCGGAGCCACCGGCCCCGCCGGACCGACCGGACCCCAAGGACCCATCGGGAACACCGGACCCACAGGAGCGACCGGGCCCACCGGCGCAACCGGCGCGCAGGGCCCGAAAGGGGACACCGGCGACACCGGCCCCGCCGGGCCAGCCGGAGCGACCGGGGCCACGGGACCGCAAGGACCCCAGGGCGACCCCGGCCCCACCGGACCAACAGGCGCAACCGGCGCGACCGGGCCGCAAGGACCCAGCGGGATATCCGGGGACCCCTACCCACCCAGCGCCGCCGGCCTGACCGAGTGGAACATCGACCCCGCCCTCTGCACGACATCGTGGTCGCTCAACAACGGCGTCCTGATCTTGGTGCGGATGCGGTTCCGGGAAGCAGTCGCCAGCCTCGACGAGATCGGATTCGTCATCGCCCAGGCCGGCGTCTCCCCAGGCTCCTACTCCGGGGTAGCCGTGTACGAGGACGGCACCGGCGTCGTCAACCGGCTCGCCCAATCGGCCGACGCCGGCAGCACCTTCACCACACTCGGCGCCCACAGCGTCCCGCTGACCAGCCCACTGGCCATCCCCGCGGGCGAGTACCGCCGCGTCGGCATCCTCTGGCAGGGCAGCAGCGCCCCCAAGATCGCCGGCGCGCCCGCCACCGTCACCGAAGACACGATGAACATCGGCACCCGGCGGTGCACCTTCGCCACCGGCCAGACCGGATTCCCGTCCACACTGGACATCAGCGCGATGAACGTCAACAACGCCAGCTACCTGCTCACCGCCCACGACGCATAGACTTCCCCCCGGCCAGGCTCGGTCCAAAAGGGAACAAGCGGCCCCGGTCACCCCATGAACAGATGGGGTGACCGGGGCCGCTTCACGTGTTTATGCGACCGCCTCCTGATGGCGGTTACTGCTCACAGGTCGAACTCGGGATGACCGCCCCTGCGGATGATCTCCTCTCCAGGAGTACCCGCGAACATAGGTTCCAGCTGTCTCACCACGTCCCGGATCAACTTCCGCTGCGATCCACTCATCTCCGGGT